TGTTAAATGTGAACACCATCGCCGCCTGCCAATAGCCAAATCAAAAAAGAGCCGGAAAGCCTAGCTTCGGGATTCTGCGTATTGGCGGCCATCGGCTCGCATGGCGGCAAAGTCCGCCCACGTCTATTTCGCCAACATAACCATAAGGTTATAGTTGTGTAATCAAAGCACTATCATATGCGGCGAAGAGAATATCTTCAGACGGGCGGCTCCGCTGGCTGCGGCATTCATCCGATTCGCTGTTTTTGAATTTCAGCGAAAGTAAGGCGGATGTGGCCCGTTTGCATAGGTGAGGCTACCGAGGCAAGGGAGCCGTCCGCCAATTCCGGCGGCGTCAATCTTACGCCGTGCCGAACTTCAGCAGCTTGATCGCGTTGAAGTCCTGAACGCCGCCGCCGACGCGCTTGGTCGTATAGAACAGCACATAGGGCTTGGCGGAGAAGGGGTCGCGCAGGATGCGGATGCCGATGCGGTCGACGACCAGATAGCCGCGCCCGAAATCGCCGAATGCGATCGAGTAGCTGTCATCGTCGATGGTGGGCATATCCTCGGTCTCGGCGATGGGGAAGGTCATGAGCGTCGCGCCCTGCCCCGCCTGCTCGCCAGGACGCCAGATGTAGTTGCCGTCACCGTCCTTGATCTTGCGGATCCCGGCCTGGGTCGAACGGTTCATGACCCAATGGGCATTGGCGCGGTAGGGAGCTTTCAGCGTGTAGACGAGGTCGATCAGCGTATCCGCCGGATCGCTGGCCGGGAAATCGCCCGCGACGCCGGTCGTCAGATAGCCGATCTTGTCCCATGTCCAGCTCGCCTCGGCGACCTTGGCGTAATCGAGGAAACCCTTGGGCTTGTTGACGCCGTCGCCGGAGATGAAGGCGGCGTTCTCCTGCTCGGCGAAGGCGATGCGCACCTCATCCGCGACCCACTCGTCGATATTGACGGCGGCATCCTCAAGCAGCGTCTGCGTCGCCGCCGGCATGGCGTAGAGTTCCATGGTCGGGAAGGCGAGCTCGGCGAGCGTCGGCGAGTTGGTCTGCGCCCGCGCGCCGGTCTCGGCGACCCAGCCCGTGGCCGCGCCGGTGATTGCGAAGGGCTTCTTGTAGGTGTTGCCGGAGACCTGGCGGACGCCGGAGATCGCGCGGATCGGCGAAGCCTCGCGCAGGGCGCGCATGACGCCTGCCTCGACCTCCTCGGGCACCAGATAGCCGCCATCGGCGTCGGAGCCCGCCGAAAGAGCCTTCTCCTCCAGACGGCGCAGATTGTGCGCCTCGCCACGGCGCATATAGCCCTCGAAGGCGCTCTTATGCTCGGCCGCCGCGCCGCTCCGGAGAGCGCCGCCGTCGCGCTGCGGGCGCGACGCCTTTAGGACGAGCTGATCGACCGTCGCCTTATAGTCGTCGAGCGCGCGGTTGATGCGGTCGAGCTTATCCGTTGTCACCACATCGGCGGACATGCGGCGCTCGATCTGCGACAGGCGCTCGTCATTGGTCTCCTTGAATGCCTCGAAAGCGTGCAGGAAGGCGTCCTGAGCGTCGCCGATATCCGAAGCAGCCGGCCGCGCGGCCTTGTTCTCCCACTCAGCGGGAGCGTTGTAGTCTGTCATTTCATCCTCATTGGTTGATGAAGGCTGGTGGTTTGGCTAAGCGCGACCGCTAGCCGAGAGAGCGGGATGAGGAAAAGTGTATGCGGTTTTCCGCTCGTCATCCCGTTCTAAACTATTGGAATCGATCACTGTTCATGATTTTGGATTGATTCAATCCAAAATCATCGTGATCTAGGTGATCCCGCCCGGCCGGGCTTCGCGCCGCGACGGGGAATGCGCGGTTGGCGGTGAGCCGGGGGAGCCGCGAAGCGTCACGCTCTGAGCCTGGGAGGGAGAGGCGAGCGCGTTTTGCGGCCGGGCGGGAGGACATGCCGCGCCGGTTTTTACCGCGCTCACACGCGCGCCGGGCAGCATGGGGAAAGTGACGATGGAGATTTCCCAAAGGTCTATCTCGTAAAGGCGGCGCTGGCCGGTCCGGGCGTCGCGGACGGCCTTGCGGGCGCGGAAGCCGATCGAGAGGCCGTCGAGCGCCCTCTCGCGCATCAGCGCCAGGATCTCGCGGGCGCGGGCGACATCGAGCGTCAGCCGCCCGCGGACATGGAGTCCCAGCGCATCCTCGCGGACGGCCTCCCACGCGCCGATCGGCTGGGCCGGGTCGTGCTGGAACAGCATCCGGATATTGGACGCGCCGCGCCGCGCCAGCGAGGCCCGGAATGCGCCGGGCATGACGACATCCCGGCCCTGGTCCTCGGCGCCGAACAGGCTGGCGTAACCTTCGAAGCCGCCATCCGCGTTGAGGTGGGGACGCGCAATCGTGGAGAGTGCGTTCAACGGTGTCTCCGGAAAAGAGGTGATGGGCGGGCCGCTCAATGCAGCCGCGAGCGTGGCTCGAAAAGGCGGGCAACAAGCGCTGCAATGAGTGGCGCGAGAACGAACCGCGCCGGCACAGCGATGATGGCGGCGGACTGCCAGCCCGCCAGCCAGACCGCGCCGGTGTCCGCCGTCAGACCCGCCGTCTCGACAGCGAGGCCGAAAGAAACCACGGCCGTGAGCGCCAGCGTCAGCGCGGTTCCCGCGACCGCCTGCTTGAAGCGCTCGGGCAGGGGCGGTAAGCCGGTCGCCCGCCTGGCCGCAAGGCTTTCCGCATAAGGATCGGCGACTGGCTCCCAATCCGGCTGGAAGCGGATTTTCGAAGCGCGCCGGACGATCCGTATATGTGACTTACAGCCAGCAGAATCCGGCGTCATCGGCTCGCCCTATCGGATCACTCAGTCTGCAATGGCCTCGCGCAGGTCTTACTAGGCGGCGAGCGACCCGTAGCCGACGGCCGCGCGCTTCTCGTCGACCGTCAGGAAATCGGCGCGGCTGACGCGATCCCAGAGCGCGGCCCGGTCGGCGCTTAGCGCATCGATCTTGTCGAGCGCGGGGCGCAGCTCCAGCCCACCGCCAAATTGCGGCCCGAGCCAGCCCGAAAGCGCCTTCAGCGTGCGCGACACCAGCGGCAAGATCGTCTGCCGCCAAAGCACCCGGTTCGCCTCGGCGTAATTCGAATAGGTGTTATCGCCTGGAATGCCGAGCAGCATCGGCGGCACGCCGAGCGCCAGCGCGATCTCCCGCGCGGCCGTGTGCTTCGCCTCGATGAAATCCATCTCCTGCGGTGAGAGCGACATCGTCTTCCAGTCCAGTCCGCCTTCGAGCAGCATCGGCCGCCCGGCGTTCATCGCGCCCTGGTAATTCGTCTCCAGCTCGGATTTGAGCCGCGCGAACTGCTCCTCGGAGAGGTGCCCGTTTGAGGCCGCATAGACCAGCGCGCCGGATGGACGGGCCGCATTGTCGAGCAGCGCCTTGTTCCACGCGCTCGCCGCATTGTGCAGGTCGATCGCCGAGCTGGCGGCCTCGATGGGCGACATGCCGTAATAGTCGTTCGACGGATTGAACAGCGCCATATGAAGTATCGGCCGCACGCCCTCCTCTGGCGATTGCCGGAAGCGCGCCGTCAGCCCGTTCGCGCTATATTCATAGGCCTCGGGCCAACCATCGCCGCCGGGCACGATCTTCATCCGATCAGGGCGCAGCACATGCAGCTCGCGCGGGGCTCCGCCGACGCTGACGGCCTCCATGTAGGCGTTGCCCGCGATCAGCAGATAGCCATACCAGTCCTCCATCATGTCGGGACCGCAGGCTGCGGCGTTCGGCTGGGCCAGAAGATCGAGCAGCGGGTGCGCCTCGATCTCGGCGCCGTTCTCGAACAGGCGGACGGGCACGGCGCTCGCCCCCTCCGCGATCATGCGCACGGCCCGGTAGACGACCGGATTGCGCGCATAGCCCTCGCGGGCGAACGCCGCATAGTCCCGCGGCGACCAGACCGGCTGGCCGGTATGGGTGACGGCGAAGAGCGCGGCGGTGGCGGAGGATTTCTGGGAGGGAGGCAGCATGCCAGGATCTGTTATGCCACGCCGAAACGCGGTCATTAGGGTGCGCAGATGCATTGATAATGCCTGGAGGGTTAGCCTGATTTGTGACTTCGAGCGAAATAGTGATCAGCAGGTAACGTGCATCTCGGTTCGGGACTGCGGATGCCTCGCCACTCTTCTCTCGATATTGGGCACGCTAGAGTTCTACCTGTGCAGAGCCGTTGCCGCGAATAATATTATTTTTACGGTGCATTTGCATGGTTCGGCCTTGCGGGCATTTATCGATAGTTCTTGAGATGCACACGTTTCTGTTAACCGACATACAAAAGAAGAACCCGCCAAGGGGCCGCGCTTTGGAACGGCATAACACCATTAAATTGGACCAATTTCGGCACTGATCTTGGCTAAGTCTATATTTAAAATTCCTGGCGCGGCGGGGCGCGGCGCGGCTGACGTGCGCCTTGCGCCGCTTGCATGCGCTGCGGATAATAGGGCGGGTGCGATTGACGCTGCGGCGCGGGCAGGGCTAGCCGCGGGGGGCGTCTGGCTGGCGCGCCGCGCCTGGGCGGCTCCTCCTCGAATTCGTAGTCATCCTCATCCTCATCCTCATCCTCGTCCTCCTCATACATCTCATCCATCCCCGCCCATAGGATGGTGGCGCAGGCGAAGGCGAACAGGTTGATGCCGAAATAGGTCGAACCGGCCGGGACATTGC